CCATAATGGATAAAAAATTAGAAAAATTAGCTGACGAAATGATTAGATTGACTCCAGAAGAAGGACAGCAACTATCATTAATTATTAAAGCTAAGATTATGCCAGAGATGGCTAAACAACAACAGCAACAAGGATTACTACAGCAGCAGAATCCTCAAGCACAGCAACAAATGGCTAATATGGGTAAGAGACCAGGAGGTCAAGTACCTATGCCTAATGCACAACAAGCTGCTCAACAAGGATTATTAAGGAGATAAACTATGCCAATGGTTGGAAAGAAAAAATACCCATATACAAAAGCTGGTAAAAAGAAAGCTAAGATGGCTGCTAAAAAATCAGGTAAGAAAGTCAAAAGAGGTTACTAATGATTAAAGGTGGAGATATAGGCTTTACTAAAACACCAAAAAAGAAACCTTCTGTATTTAAGAAGGCTGCTAAAACTATAGTAAAAAAAGGAATTAAGTTTGCAGTAAGTCCATTAAGTCTTGGATTAACTGCAGGTACTATTTTATATAAAGGTGCTAAAAACCAAAAAGGTATTAATTTTGTTAAGAACAGACAGTTCGACAAAAGAGGTAGAAAGATAATTTAATGGTTGAAGATAACAAATTACCGAATCAAGAGGAAAAAACATCAGATAACCATGGTGGTAAAAGACCAGGTTCTGGTAGACCTTTAGGTGCTAAGACTAAAAAGAATTGGAAGTCTATGCAGGAGATGGCTGAGAAATATCAACATTCTCCTTTGGATTACTTATTAGCTGTGTTAAACAATCCTATGAGCTCACCTGAACGTAAAATGTATGCAGCCGAAAAGGCAGCACCATTCGTTCACCCAAGGTTAGCGTCAACAACATCTAAAATAGGAACAGATGAACCAATCGCAATCAAAGTCTCCTGGCAAAAAGACGACTAATAAAAAAGTCGCTAAGATAGAAATACCTTACAAGCCAAGACCTTATCAGTTAGACGTACATAACTCACTTAAAAGATTTAGTGTTCTAGTATGTCACAGACGATTTGGGAAATCAGTACTAGCTATTAACGAATTAATTAAAACAGCAGCAGACAAACCAAGATCTTTGTGTGCATTCATAGCTCCGACTTACCGACAAGGTAAATCAATCGCTTGGGAATATTTAAAATTCTACACAGAACCTTTAATGAAATTTGGTGGTAGTAGAAATGAAACAGAATTAAGAATAGATTTATTTAATCAATCACGTATTCAAATTTTTGGAGCAGACAATCCAGATAGTATTCGTGGTATGGGATTTGATAAAGTTGTTATGGACGAATACGCAATTATGTCCCCTAGAGTGTGGACCGAAATTGTTAGACCAGCAGTATCTGATAAACTAGGATCAGTTTTATTTATTGGAACTCCAATGGGACACAATCAGTTCTGGGAAGTATTTGACTTTGCACAACGTGGTCATAAAGATTGGTATGGGAAACTATACAGAGCATCTGAAACAGGAGTAATCCCTGATGACGAGCTCCAACAAGCTAAGGATATAATGAGTCCTGAGCAGTACGAACAAGAATTTGAATGTTCATTTACTGCAGCAGTATCAGGAAGTTATTACGGAAGATTAATAACTAAAGCAGATAAACAAAATAGAATTGGTGAAGTACCTTATGATGAATCAGTAGGTGTAGAAACTTGGTGGGACTTAGGTATTGGAGATTCAACTGCAATATGGTTTGCACAAAGAGTTGGAACTGAAATTCATTTAATAGATTATTACGAAACTTCAGGTGAATCATTAGCACACTATGCTAATATACTAACTGAAAAAGACTATGCATATAGTCGACACATAGCACCTCACGATATTATGGCGAGAGAGCTTGGAACAGGTAAGTCAAGATTAGAAGTTTCACAAGAACTTGGTATTGACTTTGAGGTAGCACCTAAGTTAGAAGTAGATCATGGAATTGAATCTGTAAGAAATACATTAGCAGATTGTTATTTTGATAGAGTAAAATGTAAAACAGGATTAGATGCTTTAAGACAGTATCGAAAACAATGGGACGATAAGAATCAAGTATTTAAAAACAAACCACTTCATGATTGGTGTTCACACGCAAGTGATGCATTTAGATATGGATGTGTACACGACCCAATTGATACATCAGACTGGGATAAACCAATTAATATAGACACAAAATACGTAGTATGAAAAATAAACAAAAATCAGAAAAAGAAATATTATCAGTAGTAAGCAGAGAAATACATAACGCATCAGGTTATATTGGTGGAGAACTTGTAGCTAAAAGAAAAAAGTCATTAGAATATTATTTAGGACAACCTCTTGGCAATGAACAAGAAGGTAGATCTCAAGTTGTTTCTAATGATGTTTTAGATACAGTAGAAAGTTTAATGCCATCATTGATGAGAATTTTTACATCAGGTGATAATGTATTTAATTGTGAAGGACAGGGGCCTGAAGATGAAGAAATGGCTAGACAATGTTCTGACTATTTAAACTATATATTCTATAAACAGAATGATGGTTTCTTAGCGTTATATACAGCATTTAAAGATGCATTAATCCAAAAGAATGGAATCCTAAAAGTATACTGGGATGATGCACAAAAAATTGAAAGAGAAGAATATTCTAGATTAACAGATGATGAGTTTAATGATTTGGTTTCTATGGATCAAATTAAAGTTAAGAATCATACTGAATACGAAGAAAAAATAACTGATGCATCTGGTAAAGAAATAGATACAGTTAAACTACATGATGTAGTTATTAATAGAATAGAAGTTCATGGTAAGGTTAAAATAGAACCAGTACCACCTGAAGAATTTTTAATTGAACGTAGATGCAAGTCTATTGATACTGCTAATTTTGTTTGTCACAGAGTGAACAAAACAAGAACAGAATTAGTAGAAATGGGCTATGATAAAGATTTAGTAGCATCATTACCACAAGGTGATGGTGATTATTATACAGAAGATAAATTTACAAGACACCAAGGTGTAGACTTTTCACATGGAGAAACAGATGGAGATAAAAGTACACAGGATGTTTTAATTCACGAATGCTATGTAAGAATGGATGTAGATGGTGATGGTAAAGCAGAGTTATTAAAAATCACTGTTGCAGGTGATGGTAAGAAATTTCTTGATATGGAAGAAATAGATACAATGCCTTTTATATCTATGACTCCAGTTATCATGCCACACAGATTCTATGGAAGAAGTGTAGCTGAATTAGTAGAAGATATACAATTAATAAAATCAACTGTAATGCGACAGATGTTAGACAATATGTATCTAACAAATAATAATAGAGTTGCAGTACAAGATGGACAAGTGTCTATGGATGATCTCTTAACGAATCGTCCTGGAGGAATTGTCAGAACAAAACAACCTCCTCAAAATGTAATGATGCCTATTCAGGCTCAACCCATTACAGAACAGGCAAGTGGTATGTTAGCTTATTTAGATTCTGTTAAAGAAACTAGAACAGGCGTAACAAGACAATCACAAGGGCTAGATTCAAATGCACTAAGCAGTACAGCAACTGGTCAAAACCAAAGTCTAACACAATCGCAAATGAGAATGGAGTTAATTGCCAGAATTTTTGCTGAGACTGGTGTGAAAGATTTAGCCTTAAAGATGTTTGAGCTTACTTGCAAGTATCAGAATAAAGAACAAATAGTAAGAATCAGAGGAAAGTATATTCCTATGAGACCTTACGAATGGAAAGACAGAGTTAATATTACAGTACAAGTAGGATTAGGTACTGGATCAAAAGAACAGCAGTTAATATTGATGAATGCTATATTAGAGAGACAAATGTCAGCAATCAATCTACAACAGAATGTTCATGGCCCAATGGTTAATCTAAGAAATATTTACAACTCTTTGAAAAAATTAGTTGAAAATGCAGGTCTAAATAGTATAGAACCATACTTCATGGATCCAGAAGTAGGAGCAGCTCAAATGCCACCTATTCCTCCGAAGCCACCTACTGAATTTGAGAAGGTGACGTTAGCCCAAGTACAAGGTGAAAACCAACGTGCACAATTAAAAGCTGAGACGGAAGCAAAAGGTTTAGAGGGTAAAATGAGACAAGCACTTCTAGACTATGAACTAGCCATCAAAGAAATGGAATTGAAATACAATACCAAAATTGATGAACTAGAATTGAAACGAAGATCTATGTTAGAACAAACTGATTTACAAAAATCAGGTGATCTAATGAAACAAATGATACAAGGACAACAACAATTCTTTAATAATGGACAAAGAAATACTAATCAGGGAGGGCAAGAGAGCTCAGCAGCTGCTGGACGATCCCCTTCTAAAGAAAGCATTTGAAGATCTTTCTGAAATTTACAGACTAGAGATCTTTAATACAAGTTTCGCAGACGATGATACTCGTAGAAACCTTTGGGTAGCCTTTAATATGGTGGATAAAATCAAAGGACATTTACTAAGTGTTATGTCAAGTGGAAGGCTAGCTCAAGCCGATATAGAGCAATTAAACAAACGAAGTTAATCTAACGAAACTTCAATTTCGTCAACCCATGAAAGGAACGATACAATGGCAGATCCAATACAAGGTGCAGCAGAAAAAATTTCAGGTTTACTGAATCCTCAAGGGGACACTCAAGTACCAGAAACTAAAGCAGAACCTTCAGAGTCAATTCCTGAGACACAGGAAGTTCAAGAGAGTCAATCAGAGTCGAATGAAACTCCAGTAGAACAGACAACTGAAAATACTGAGACTGAAGAAGAAACTACAACAGAATTAGAGACACCAGAACTCCACCGAGTAAAAGTAAGTGGTCAAGAGTTAGAGGTGAGCCTCGATGAACTGAAAGCAGGATATTCTAGAGACTCGGATTATAGACAAAAAACTCATACTTTAGGGATGGAAAAGAGAGATCTTGAAACTCAAAAGAATAGTTTGCGTCAAAATTACGACACTCGTTTATCAGAACTAAACGATTTAATTTCGACAGCTGATCAATTTGTGAAACAAAAACAAGGTGGACAAGACCTTGCTAAACTTTACCAAGAAGATCCTACAGAAGCTTCAAGACTTGACTTTGAATTAAGACAAGAAAGTAGCAGAATAGAATCTTTAAAAGCTAAAGCAAGAGAAGTTCAAACTCAACAATATGAGTCTTATCTTGAAACACAAAAAGAATTAGCTGCAACAAAAATACCAGAGTTTAGCGATCCTAATAAAGCTGATAATTTTAAACTTAGTATGCGTAATACGTTACGAGACTATGGTTTTAATGATCAAGAAATAGGAAGCCTTGCAGACCATAGATTTTTAATGGTTGCAAAAGACGCTATGAGTTTTAAATCTAGAACAGATAAAAGACCTATAGCTTCTAAGAAGGTAGCAAATGCTCCCAAGGTTTTAAAAGCTGGTGTTGCTAAATCGGATGTTAGTTCAGGTAGAGAGCAAGTAAGAAATAAAATCAATACGCTAAGAAAGTCTGGTCACATTAAAGATGCCCAGTCTGCTATAGCTGATATGATTAATCTTAAATCTCAACAAAGGAAATAAACAATGGCACAACCAACTAATACGTTTGACACGTATGATTCAGTAGGCGAAAGAGAAGATCTTTCTGACGTTATCTACTCAATCTCACCAA